ATGTAGTTTTAGTGTGTTTAATATAAAATTCTTAAAAGCATCAAATATAACATCTGAAGAATCAGTATTAGGCGACAAAGCAATAGCTTCAGCCATGTTTTTTAAATTTACTCAATGGTCGTCTCCTGAGGTAGCAGATCCAGATTTCTTTGGATCATTGTTGCCTTTTGATTCTTTATAGCCCATTTTTATTTTGTCTGTTTCAGCCTTACGTTTCTTTGCATTAGCATCTCTTTCTGTTTTTTTATCTCTCGCTTTTTTAGCTCTTTTTCTTGCTCTTGCATCACTTCCGCCTCGTTGTTTGCCTCTTTTATTAGATTCAGAGAACGCTTGTTTTGCTTGAGTTCCAGAAAAAGTTTTTTCATCTAAGATACCCTCTTGCAAACTTAACTCTTTATCGGTTTTGTCTAACTTGATTGCATTAAGTTTTTCAATACTACCTCAGTTTCTTAGAACTTTGAAAGTTAGGTTTTCTATAGAATATTCACCACCTTCTTCAAGCCCACTTTTTCTCATCTTTTTTATACGATTTTTTATATCATTTACAGCTTCTACAGTATCAGCTTCATCTATAATAGCGTTTCACGAACGAACTTTTGTTAAGATTTGATCTACATCTATTTGAAACTCTCTATGAACAGGAACCTTTATTCACTCATTTTTTAAAACAGAGTAAAGACCTGATGCGGTGTGAGGTTCATTTACATCTTGAGGATAAAGTTCAACTTGATGATTGTAAATTTGAATATCATGTTCTTTATTCCAAAGCATCTTTTTAGATTGAGCCAATTCTTTTAGAGAATTATCACAATCTTCTGGATACTGAATAAGAATATGAAGATCTATATCAGAATAACTGGAATAGTTATAGTTAGCCATAGATCCTGTAAATTGTATATCGGTTATAGTAACTTGTGGCATATCTAAGAATTGAATGAACTTTTTTGCAATTTTTAAAAGTTTTATTCTTACTTGAGACTTTAGCTTAGATTGATCATCTCATATCTTAGGATTTAGTTCATCATTTAGTTTTAGAAAGTCAATGGTCGTTTTTGTCTCTTCTTTTACGAGACCTCAAAGCCATTTATTTTCTAAATTTAGATGTTGTCCCAAAAGTTTGTTCATTATTCTTCTTCTCCGCCTTCTTCACCTATACTTTCTATATCATTAGGAAGCTCTAAACCAATGTCTTCAGCAGCAGATAATTCTTCATCTCCAAATTCTTCACCATCCATATCACCACCCATATCACCACCTAAGTCACCACCCATATCACCGCCAAATCCACCACCGCCAAATCCACCTTCATCTCCACCAGCAGCACCGGCAGCAGCTAATTGTTCTGCTTTATTATAATCTAACACATCTTTCGGGAACATCACAACACCATTCTCAGCATTTGTTAAACAGAATTCATAGATTTTATCTCTAATCTTGTTGTTTTCTTCATCTTCTATCTCATCATCAGATAATTTTAGAACATTCTTATAAAGTCAATAAGTCGAATAGGCTCCAGCTTCTTTAGCATTAGCAAAAAGATCTAAACGAGCCTGAACAATTTCTATCTCTTGAAGCTCATTGATATGAGATGGATTTGTAAGCTCTAACTTGAACTCTTTTATATCTAACATTTTGTAACCACGTAAATACAGATGAACAAGAGCTATATCATAAAGAGTTGCCAGGAAAGCATCTTGTATACGTTCTACATATTTAGCATATCTAATATCTTCATTACCAAGAGTTGCTTTACTATTTAGCGACTCTTCAAAGTTTAGATAAGCATTTGGAACACCAAGAGAAGAGATGAACTTTTGATGAATATATGTAACGTCATCAATAGCACCTCATTGTTGAGAAGGAAGTGACTCAATTTTTGTTGATACTTTATCTCCACGAGTTGGAATAACTAAATCTTCTTCTACAGACTGAAGAGCAGCTCTATAATCTATAGAACCATCTTCTTCATATATTCTATCTTTTTTTAGAGTTGCTGAAAAACGATTTACTGCATTTTCTACTTCATTGGGAGCTAAACCGCCTACGTCAAAGTAAAATATACGTCTTTCAGGAGCGCGAATAAGACGATAGATAATCATACTATCTTCAATTGTGATTAACTGTCGTCAGATGCGTCTACCGTTTTCTAAAATAGATTTACCATATTCACCAAAATCAGTTGAAGCTCTTAGTCTAAAATGACTTACTTCATAAGGTAAAAGATATTCAGTTCCTAAACCAGCAATTCTAAATCTATACGCTAAAGGATTTGCTTCATCATATCCCGCTTCTCTTTCACATTGTTCAACGGGAGCTGGCAGGATCTTTCTAAAACCATTATCTGAATCGATGTGATTTGTTCAAAACGAATCGCCATATTTGCACATATCTCTAACCATTCAATATGATTGAGAATTTAAATCAAGAATATCAAAGAAAAGGTGTTCTAATTCTTCTTTTAAGTTTTCATTCTCAGAAGATACCTTTACGACGTTTCCTTCTTCATTTTTTATAGTTGCATCAGCCGCAAGAACATCCATTGCTCTACCAACTTCAGGCGTCATCCATTCCATTCTATCATATTCCATATATCTCAAACGACGATCACCTTCATTATTCATAACACCATAATAAGTCATATTTTGGATCTTTTTGAAGTATTCTTCTCATCTATGGATCTTTTTCTTTTGACCCTTAGTGAGACGTTTACCCATAAAGTCATTTAGATCAGGAAGAATATTTTGACCAATAAGAAGTTTGAATAAGTGTTTGAACTTACTTTCTTCTCTATTTACATCAAGTTTTCTTGTTTCACCATTTGAACCAATTCTTTGGTTTCTGGACTTTTTTAATCTATTCTGCGTAAGCCCCATATCATTGAAAGTTTCTTGAGTTCTATTATAATTCTGAAACCTATTCGAAGTTCTTGGTTCTGCATGAACATCTCTTGTAACATCGTTTTCATCAGGCATAATCTTTGTTGCCTGAAGTTTTCTTTTTACATCTATCTTTTCATCAGGCATAATTTTTGTTGCCTGAAGTTTTCTTTTTACATCTACCTTAGCCATATATTATCTCCTAATCAGTTCTGTTAGGTCTCACGCCTCTACAGTTTCACCGTTTTCTCCCTGTGAATATTCTAATGATCATTCACTTGAGCGTTTTACTTGAGAAACTTTTATAAGATCAGCCATTTTGTTTAGTTTTTCTTCTCTCTTCTTAGAAACAAGATTAATTGCTCCTATATATCTATCATGAGCTAGACCTTGTTGTTTTATAGAAGTTAAATAAAGATAAAGAAAGAAACCATTTGCCATCATAAGATCATCGTGACAACCTTCTTCATGCTCAGCTCTATTGTTTTTTCAAATTCAAGTCTTTGCTTCAGTGAGATATCGTTTATCTCTAATTATATACTGTCTTGAACGCCAAGCGGCCTCTGTTGCGTCAGCTACAAGTGGTCTTGATTTTGCTGAAGTTGTAAACCCTGGAACCTTAGATGTAGCACCAATATTTAACCCTTCATCAAAAGAAACCTGTTTAGCTGCTTTGTCTGTATAATAGAGATTTGGATATTCTCTTTCTACAAGTTCATTTAGTGTTGCGATACCAAGACCAACATTTTCAACTACAGCTATTGCATTATTATATGTTCTTCCAAGAGTATCAATAAGTTTACCATAATCATTTGTTTTTATCTTACCCTTATAAGAACATACTTGTTGTGGTCCTAAGTTTTTTTCAATCTCTTCTTCTGTTGGAAGTTTTCAAATAGAAAGCGCTGAAAAGTCTGCGCCATCACCTCTTGCAACATCACATGAGATCACATAACTTTCACCTGGAATTGGGTTTTCTCAAATCCAAACTTCTTTTCCCTTTGTAAGCATACCAAAAGCATTATCAGGATCTGGGATATTAATAGTTTCTTTTGGATCTTTTATATTTGTCTGTTCTTGTCATAAGATGTCTTCAGTATCAATTACTGTATTACCAGATTGTAAGAAGTCGCAATCATATTCCTGACCAAAGTTCTTAGGCCCAAGTCTAGCAAGCTCTTTCTTCATCCAAGATTCGTCTCTATCAGGCATCTCATGTCAATATATTCACTCTGTATGGAACCCATTTTGAGGAGCTTCATGTATACTTCTATAAAACCAATTACCAACACCATTTGGTGTAGAGATAGCTATAAACTGTCCTTTTGTTTTCGCAAGACCAGGAGAAGCTGCTGTAAATAGTTCATCAGCACCATCAATAAAAGCAGCCTCATCAAAGATCAAAAGTTTTGGTGAATATGAACGACCTTTTTTACCGCCTTTTGAAAGAGCAATGGCTTTTGAACCATTCCTAAACCCAACTGACTGCTTGTTTTTCATAGTTTGCTTAGGTCTTAATCAACTAGGCATCTCATCAATCATAAGCTGTATCTTTTCAATCAAGTTTTGTGCAGTTGATTGATCAATAGCTAAAATTACCGTAAGAAAGTTTTCGATAAAAATCATACGTCAAAGCGCATAACCAGCAATAATAGTTGAAACACCGGTTTGACGACCTTTTACAATAGATACTGTATCATATTTAAGAAAAGGCATAACGCACTTAGTTTTCTGAAAATCATAGAGCTTAAAAGGCTGAGGCGTTGTAGCTTCCGTCAAAACCTTGCAGTATTTTTCAAGAAAATAAATAGGATTTTTAATACACCTATCCCTTTCTCGAATAACAAATTTTTCTTCTTTT